ATAACTGAGAATACTTGTGTTGTATATAAAATGTGCCTCACTAAGCCAAGTATATATCTCTAATATAAGTAACAAACCGCCTACTTAAATCTCCAAATTTGCTTTTTTTCAAAAATTCTTCTATAATATAAATATAATGGAAAGGAGTAAATAAAAATGAAAGTAAAAGTTGGAGACAAAATCAGAATCATTTATATGGATGGAGAACCGCAGTATTGGGGTAAAGAAGGTATTGTTGAAAAGATTGACGACGCAGGACAAATCCATACGACGGCCGGGGGTTGTGCAATTATTCCAGGAGTAGATTCTTTTGAAGTTATTGAGGAAAACTAATGTTTAAAGTAAAAAGAATCGATAATCAAAAAATCTACCAAGTTCTCGACACCTATTGCGACCCAACCTTCCATCACACTTATTTCCTCATATGGGACAATAACGGATGGCGTTGGCGGCCGGCTGATAAATTTGTTCCACCAAACTGGGAAGGAGAAGATAATGGATAAAGAAAGAATTGAAAAAATTTATAATAAAGCTCTATGTGAACGGTATCCTTTTCTAATAGCTCACAGCGTTTGGGCAGATAAACCTAAAGAAGATTATGATTATATAATACTTGATTTAATGCCTTCTGGGTGGCGCCGCGCCTTTGGAATACAAATGTGTGAGGAAATAAGAAAAATACTTATTGAAAATGATTTTTTATATGATTATAGAATAGACGATATAAAAGAAAAATATGGTGAACTTAGATGGTATGATTTCGGCGCACCACAGGAAGTTTATAATATAACTAATAAGTATAGGAAACTTTCAAGAAAGATTTGTATATGTTGTGGACAACCAGCCACGAAAATTTCGATGGGGTGGATTAGTCCGTGGTGTGATAAGTGTGCAAATAAATTACTAGCAAATACAAGCTTTAAAGATATAAAAGGAGAAACTGAATGATTTATGACGCTAAATCAATAGAAACATTATCATTTAGAGATGCTATAAGAGAACGCGTTGCAATGTACATGGGTAGCGCCGATAACCAAGGCGTTCTCCAATGTGTTCGTGAAATTATTACAAACTCCATAGATGAAATGACAATGGGATATGGAGATACTATTTGGGTTGAATTAGATAATAACCAAGTAACAATTCAAGATAATGCCCGTGGAGTTCCATTTGGTCCGCGTGATGATGGGACTGAAGTTATGGAAGCAATTTATACCATGCCTCACACCGGTGGTAAATTCGATGAAAAGGTTTATCAAAATGTTGCAGGTATGAATGGAATAGGAGCAAAAGGAGTAGCACTATCTAGCTCTTACTTTTTCGCATCTTCATGCAGAGATGGGAAACAAGCCACCCTTATTTTAAAAGATGGAATAAAAGAATCTTTTGAAATTGAAGAAATTGATGATATGAATCTTCATGGTACAAGAGTTACTTTTATTCCTTCGCAAGAGGTTTACAATCTTGAACCAATACATATTGATTTTAATGACTTAAAAGAAATGTGTAAGAATTGGTCTTACTTAACTCCTAATGTGAATTTTAAGCTTTACAATTACGATACTGGTGAAGAAATAAATTATAAATCAACAAATGGAATATTAGATTTTCTTAAAGATACAATCACAAAACCAATTCATAAAACTCCACTTTACATTTCAGTAGAAGAAAACGGAATTGAATGTGAAATTGCTATGCAGTGGGCGGCCGACCGCAGAGAACATTGGTACGTATTTACTAATGGACTTGCCAACTCAGAGGGCGGCACCTCACTTACTGGAGTTAAAACTTCTCTTACTAATTTCTTCAAAAAGAAATTTAAAGGAGAGTTTGCAGCTGATATAGCTCGTGGAGGACTTTATTACATTGTAAATTGTAAAGTTCCAAATCCATCTTTTGCAAATCAGACTAAAACAAAAATTAACAATCCCGAACTTCGTGGACTCGCGCAGCGTGCAACGACGCAGATGTTGGAAGATTTTAGTAGACGTCATGTTACAGAGTTCGATCAAATACTTGATTTGCTTACTAAAGAACTTAAAGCTGAACGTGCTGCAGAAAGGGCGCGCAAGCAGGTTCTTGAAGCAGGTAAAGAAATTGAAAAGAATCAAAAGAAAAAGGTATTTGCTTCAGATAAACTGAAAGATGCTGAATTCCTCGGAGAAAATTCAACACTTCTTCTTGTAGAAGGTAATTCAGCCGCAGCTTCAATGGCGGTCGCACGCGATGTAACTAAATATGGAATACTTGCACTTCGAGGGAAAATGATTAATTGTTTGAGCAACCCTGATGAAAAGATTTTTCAGAATGAAGAAATCAAACTTTTCCTTAGTGCTATGAATATTGTGCCAGGTAAATATAATGCAAAGAAATTACGCTATGGAAAAGTAGCTATCTGTACCGACGCAGATTCAGATGGAAGTCATATCGGTCTTTTAATAATGGCGGCGCTCCGTTATTTAGCTCCAGAATTCCTCGATGAAGGACGTTTATACTGGCTTCGTTCTCCACTCTATATAGTTAAAAAAGGTAAAGATGAAAAGTATTACTTTACCGATAGTGAATTTAATAGAGTAAGAAATAAAATTACTGGTGAAGTTCAGCGTAACAAAGGACTCGGCGCCCTTTCGGAAGACCAAGCTCGTAGGTCAATGTTTACCGAAGAATTTCAAAGAATGGAGCAGTTAATTCCTACAGAAGAAAGCTTGTTCTTATTGGAAGATTTAATGGGAGAGAGCGTAGAGCCAAGACGTAAATTCATTTTTAACAACATCGACTTTAGTGAAATAAAAGAGTAGAAAGGAGTAAGTGATGTCCAATATAAAAGATTTAGTAAAATTACAATATGAGTTTACAGCCGGAGATGAAACTAGTTATTATGAAACGATAAGTTTTCAAAAAGAACCTGTTTCAGTTTATATAGAAGCTATACTTGATCAAACAACTGAATGGGGCTTCATTACTTTAACTGACATCAATTCTTATGCAGAAGAAAGAATTGAATATCGACATGGTAAAATTACTAATGGTATTTTAACTAATTGGCTTGATAAAACAGTAGTTGATGTAACTTATTGCGGCGGATGGTCTAGAGGAGATTGGGGAATAAAAGTAAAATAATTTTTAAAAATTGATTTATTTTTAATTTTCTTTTATAATATAAGTATAGAAAAATGAAAGGAGAGAATTATGAAACTTGTAAAAGTAAAATTCGCAAATAGTCGCTTTGATAAATTTTATTATTATCAAACTCGATTTGATCTTATCAAAGGTGGAGTATATAATATTGTGGCTGACAATAGAACTTTTTATGACAATCCTATAACTGTTATTGACGATAATCTTCCTCTGTTGGTGGTTCCTTTAGGAGTTTGTATTAGAGAAATCACTTCTGCAAAATTAGTTGAAGCGCCGCCTAAGCCAACAGGCGGAATTAAAAACATTTATTTCAATGAAGATAAAGGAACAGTTGTTATCAAATGGGTTGACGGCACAAGAACTAAAGTAAAATGTCAAAACGGAGAAAAGTTTGATGCCGAAAAAGGTATCGCCCTTTGTTTTATGAAGCATGCTTTTAATAATAGAGGATGTTACAACGACGTATTTAAGAAATATATAGGAGAAGCAGATGAGTAATTTAAAACCGATAATTCAAGATAGTTTCGCACAATACGCAGGAGCCGTATTGCAGTCTCGTGCGTTAGTAGATGTGCGAGATTGTTTGAAGCCATCGGCTCGTCAGATTTTCTATTGCTTATACACAGATAAGTTCCTCCATTCTAAACCTTTTAAGAAAACTTTAAAGGGTATTGGATCGGCTATGAGAATGTACATCCATGGCGATTCAAGCTGCGAAGGAGTTATAATGCGCGCTGGCCAGCCATTTGCCATGCGTTATCCACTTATCGAGGTAGAAGGTTCATATGGCAACCTCATGGAATCTGGTAACTGGTCTGCGCCGCGTTATACTTCAGCTCGTTTATCAGCTCTATCAGAATATCTTTTTAAAGATATAGATAAAGATACAATAGAAGAATGGAGAGATAACTACGATGACACTGAGCAGTACCCAGCTGTGCTGCCCACTAAGGGGTTTTTTAATATAGTGAATGGGACTATGGGTATTGGAGTTGGCGCCGCCTCTTCAATCCCACAGTTCAATTTACAAGAAGTAAACAACGCATTAATTTTCTTATTGGAAAATCCTGATGCTTCTTTTGAAGACATATATTGCGCGCCAGATTTTGCCACGGGCGCAGTATTATTAAATGAAAAAGAAATCAAGCAAGGATTAAAAACTGGATATGGCTGTTCTTGTAAGCTTCGTTCGGTTATTGAGTACGATAAAAACAATCGTTGTTTCATAGTAAAAGAAATCCCATATAGTGTCTATACAAATACAATTTGTAAAGAATTGGAAGAAATTTTAAATGGAGAAGAAAACCCAGGAATTGAAAGGTTTAATGACCTTACTGGT